ATGCTGGAACAAATGGGCATTGCCGCGAAGCAAGCCTCGTATAAATTAGCGCAACTCTCCAGCCGCGAAAAAAATCGCGTGCTGGAAAAAATCGCCGATGAACTGGAAGCACAAAGCGAAATCATCCTCAACGCTAACGCCCAGGATGTTGCTGACGCGCGAGCCAATGGCCTTAGCGAAGCGATGCTTGACCGTCTGGCACTGACGCCCGCACGGCTGAAAGGCATTGCCGACGATGTACGTCAGGTGTGCAACCTCGCCGATCCGGTGGGGCAGGTAATCGATGGCGGCGTACTGGACAGCGGCCTGCGTCTTGAGCGTCGTCGCGTACCGCTGGGGGTTATTGGCGTGATTTATGAAGCGCGCCCGAACGTGACGGTTGATGTCGCTTCGCTGTGCCTGAAAACCGGTAATGCGGTGATCCTGCGCGGTGGCAAAGAAACGTGTCGCACTAACGCTGCAACGGTGGCGGTGATTCAGGACGCCCTGAAATCCTGCGGCTTACCGGCGGGTGCCGTGCAGGCGATTGATAATCCTGACCGTGCGCTGGTCAGTGAAATGCTGCGTATGGATAAATACATCGACATGCTGATCCCGCGTGGTGGCGCTGGTTTGCATAAACTGTGCCGCGAACAGTCGACGATCCCGGTGATCACAGGTGGTATAGGCGTATGCCATATTTATGTTGATGAAAGTGTAGAGATTGCTGAAGCATTAAAAGTGATCGTCAACGCGAAAACTCAGCGTCCGAGCACATGTAATACGGTAGAAACGTTGCTGGTGAATAAAAACATCGCCGATAGCTTCCTGCCCGCATTAAGCAAACAAATGGAGGAAAGCGGCGTGGCATTACACGCAGATGCAGCTGCGCTGGCGCAGTTGCAGACAGGCCCCGCGAAGGTGGTGGCTGTTAAAGCGGAAGAGTATGACGATGAGTTTCTGTCATTAGATTTGAACGTCAAAATCGTCAGTGATCTTGACGATGCCATCGCCCATATTCGTGAACACGGCACACAACACTCCGATGCGATCCTGACCCGCGATATGCGCAACGCCCAGCGTTTTGTTAACGAAGTGGATTCGTCCGCTGTTTACGTTAACGCCTCTACGCGTTTTACCGACGGCGGCCAGTTTGGACTGGGTGCGGAAGTGGCGGTAAGCACACAAAAACTCCACGCGCGTGGCCCAATGGGGCTGGAAGCACTGACCACTTACAAGTGGATCGGCATTGGTGATTACACCATTCGTGCGTAAATAAAACCGGGTGATGCAAAAGTAGCCATTTGATTCACAAGGCCATTGACGCATCGCCCGGTTAGTTTTAACCTTGTCCACCGTGATTCACGTTCGTGAACATGTCCTTTCAGGGCCGATATAGCTCAGTTGGTAGAGCAGCGCATTCGTAATGCGAAGGTCGTAGGTTCGACTCCTATTATCGGCACCATTAAAATCAAGTAGTTACCCCATATTTAAATACACCACGTTCTCCTCTTGTGCCGTATTTGTGCCATTGCGACTTATAATCGCATCGATTTTGCTTGCGTGCTCGGTGAGATGCCCGGCTGAAAGGTGGGCGTATCTTTGAACCATTTCGAGAGTTTCCCATCCTCCCATCTCTTTAAGTGCAAGAAGAGAGACACCGGACTGAACCAGCCAGCTTGCCCAGGTATGCCTCAGATCATGGAAGCGGAAGTTACTAATGCCTGCCCGCTTTAACGCTCCCTTCCATGCCTTGTTGCTGTCGGTTCTCATCTTCCTTACCGCTGCTGTTTTTGTTCCGTCGCTTCGGTAGGCAGGTTTGGTGTGGACAAATACCCATCTCTTATGGAGCCCCTGCTGTTTTCTTAATATCTGGCATGCGGTTTCGTTAAGAGGAACTCCGATCGCATTGCCAGCTTTTGTTTCATCAGGGTGTATCCATGCCATTTTCTTATCCAGATCGACCTGTGACCACTCAAGGTCTGTAACGTTGGAACGGCGAAGGCCTGTCGTGATTGCAAACATGACCACAGGGAAGAAGTGAGGAGCAATTTCTGCAAACAGGCGCTTCGATTCCTCCTCTGTAAGCCATCTGATGCGTCCATTCTTAACGCGTGGTGTTGATATTTTGGGTGCCCTGTCAAGCCATCCCCATTCAACAGCCATATTGAGAATGGCGCGAAGTATTGCCAGATGCCTCGTCTTCGTTCCTTTGCTTGCAAGCTTTGGTTTATACTCCGGCACCGGATTGCCAAGTCGCAAACACCTGTCCCGGCTCATCTCCCAGTTCAGGCGATGGCGGCGGTTTTCCATCCCATCTACCGCCTCCATTATTTTTTCTGTTGTTATGTCAGAGAGAATGGCTTCTCTGAAGTGCAACATCCAGAACGATATAATGCTCTTGTCATCATCAATGGACTTCTTATCCGATTTCTCACGCAGCCACCGTATGCAGGCTTCCTTGAATAGCTTTTTCGGTGATTCCCCGAGATTTTTTACTCTCCACGCTTCTGCTTTCAGACGATCGTGAAGTTCTTGCGCTTGCCTTTTGTCCGATGTTTCAAGAGAGCGTCTAACTCTTGATCCATCTGGCGCGACGAAATCGCAGTGCCACGTGCCACCGCGTAGTTTGATTGACATGCTTTAACCTCCTGCACATCAACCGCATTCACCGCGCTATTGTGTCTCACAGACTTAAGCGCCGCAATGCAGTCTGACTTGCAAATGCGATATGGGCTTTTAGGTTTATCTGGATTTATCTTTGCGGCCTGAAGTCGTCCACTTCGTATCCACTGCGTGATAGTGCCTTTGTCTACCTTCAGATACGACGCTGCCTCTTCACGAGTGAAGATTTCTTCTTCCACCTGGAATCTCCATTTATTGGATTGGTATTATTGCGGTAGGTCTGGATATCATTGAGCAATGAACAGGCCTCATCGAGTATGAGGCTGTGGTTAGTCCTTGCGTAGCTCGATGATTCTTCTGTAAGTCTCTGGTGCTTTGTTTCCGTGTATCTTCATTTCAGACTTCAACAGAGCAACGAGAGAATCCCATTCGTTGAGGATGCCTTTGAATGCCGGAACGCGCTTTGCAACCTTGTCGAATGAATCCCTGATTTCTGGAATCTGCTCGACAAGCGCAACGCATCGTCGGAAATCGGCTACATCATGTGGAGCGCCGAAGTGATGACCATAGATATTCTTTTTCAGTCCACATGCGATTGAGGCAAGAGTTGCGCTACTGATGCCAACATCGCCAGTCGATTGCCATTTCAAAACCTTCATAGCCAAATCTGACATTTCTTGTCTCCAATAAAAAACCGCCATCAGGCGGCTTGGTGTTCTTTCAGTTCTTCAATTCGAATATTGGTTACGTCTGCATGTGCTATCTGCGCCCATATCATCCAGTGGTCGTAGCAGTCGTTGATGTTCTCCGCTTCGATAACTCTGTTGAATGGCTCTCCATTCCATTCACCTGTGACTTTGAATTTCATTAAGTTTCACCTGTAAAAAAAGGAGCCGAAGCTCCTTTGATATTAAAATTCGAATTGTCTCGCCCGAAGGCTTTTTAACATTGGTCTTGCCCGTTCGAAAATGGCGCTTGTCTGGTCAATTCGTGTTGCCTCCCTGAGCAATGCGTCTCTGTTTTTCGTCACCGTGTAGAAAGTCTCAAACGCGATGTCATACAGCTTGCTCGCGTATGATGAGTTCAGTTCCTTCAATATCGGATACAGGCGTTTGCTGATGTCCTGTGCTTTCTCCATCTGTACCTGCATGTAGCAGAGGAGGATGATTTCCTCGTCTGTGAATTGCTGCGCTGGTTGCATGCTGCGAAGTTTCTTTTCACACTCGATGAAGTATCGGCGTATCTGGCGACCTTTTTCGTTACGCTCGACCATTGCCAGCTCTTTGGCTGTGTCGAGGGTGAGGTGATAGTCTTTGCTACGGCGATCGCCTCCTCGACCTTTGATTTCCCTATTTGGGGAAACCAAAATATAGTCCTGATTTTCAACGAATCCATATTCAGCAATGCGTTCTGTAATCCACGATGCAAAGCGTTTACCTACCCCAAGAAAAGTATGTAAATCTCGAGCATTAACGAGAAGAGTGATTTCGTTGGCGATAGTGCCGTTGAATACGGGGATGAGTTGACTGGTCATTTTTATGTCCTTTCGATTCGTTCAGATTACCCTGTGTTCAGCAGGGTGGTCAGGTACTTGAACACCGTCGAAAGTTCGGCCCGCATCCTTAGCCTTGCGGCTGTTTTTCGGTATACGCGCTACCCGACCATATCTGAAAAATGGACATAAAAAATCCGCATGACTGACGGGTGCGGTTTCCGCTTTCGAAGGTGTGTTCAGCACCATGAAGCGGAATATAGCCCCGTTAATGCGGATTTGTCAAATCATGTGGTCTTTATCTTGCTGTAAGCCGCGCCATTCGGTCTTTTCCCCCCAGATTTGGGGAAAACTATCTTGTCAAAATCATGCAGCCTTTCGTTCTCCTTCGATGAGTTCCTCGATCTTGTGCACTCCCGCCTCGTTGTAGCGAAATGTCTCGACCTGCTTGTCACTGTGCGCCGATTTGTCGATGAACCACTTCCCGTACTTTTCTGTTTTGAGCATGTAGGTGTTGGCAATGCGCCCTACCTTGTTGGCTGAAATGCCAAGCATGGTGCCAACCTCCGACGCAGAGTAGTGATGTTCATCAATGACCGGAAGAGGGATTGCACTAAAGCCGACGACGGGATTAATCAGGCTGGCGGCAACGACCTGTTTAGCTTCCGGTGCGAGGTGAGGGAGGAAGTCGAAGAGGTCTTTCATTGTGTCGACGGTCATTTTCAATGCGCGTGCCTTACGGAATTCTTCAAGGCCATCCGGTGATTTCTTCGTGGTCGTTTTTTGTTGCAACTGCTGTTGCATTGATTCAAGTTTGTCGACCAGCGAACGACGGACGGCTTTCGACTCACGTGCGGCGACGCGCAGGGCTTGCTTGTAGGTCATCACTATAACCACCTGATCCGCTCCGCCTTTTTTCTTATCCATGGGGGTTACGAAAATTTCGTAACCCTCCCCCTCAAGCTCATCTTTGATGCGTGCAATGAAGTCGTTGTTGCGTACTTCTTTTTCGCCTCGCAGTCTCCGCGCCTCATTAACCATTTTCAACAGCATCTGGCTGTCAATTGTTGCAGCCGGAAACGAAGACTGATTTGCAATATTGTTAATCATGTATTCTGTCCTTTTCAGATAAAAGAAATCCCCGCGAGTGCGAGGATTGTTATTCATTGCCGATATTCACCTTTATCGCGAACACCTTTACCGGTTTATCTCCTTTGCATGGCGCGTAATTTTTTCAGATGGTTCTCCTGCTCTGTTTCAGCCAGAATTTGTCGGTATTCCTGGTGATCGATCCGTTCAAACAGTTCATTAAAATCGTTTATTTTTACCGACTGTGTTCGCCCATCCATTCTTCTGTACAACACAGTGTTGTTTATGCAGCGAAGAATTTTTATCGGGTAGCCGGCGCTATCGGTGTATATCTGACCACGTTGAATCAGAGCGAACATTCCTTTATCCCCAGCGGAAAAGCGAATACAGAATAAATGCCACCGCGATTGCAACTCCTACAGCGGTGAATGCTTCAGGCCAATTCATCATTCACTCCCTGCGGCGGTTCTGGTAGCAGCATCCAGTACAAGGCGTTCCCTAACCACGATAAAGTGCCGTCGCTCAACTCCACGTATTCCCCTTGTACCTGTCCTGCCATATACTCGCCGTGCTTTGAATAAATTAAAACCCAATCGTCTTGAGCGGGAATTCGCTCACTACAGCTTATCCAACCATCCGGAATTACCGGAGAGTTGGTTGACGTTTCCGAGGTTTCCCGAAAATTATTGGTTGACGAATCCTTATTTTCCCGAAAGTTTCCAGCCTGAAGCATTGCGGCGCGGCAGGCGTTCCAGCCTCTCACCTCTGCAATAGCGGCAACAGCATCAACCGCGTACATGCTAAGAGGATTAGGCATTGGTTTTTCTTCCGGTACTACTGGAACGGGTGGAGCGGCGTAGACTTCAATAATCCCATTATCAATAGGCCATTCTCCATCCTTGAGGTAGTCACTTGTGCCGTCAACTTTCTGTTCTGCAATGTGGAATGCACCTATTGGTTTTGCTTCCAGCGATACCAGTGCAATTCGTGCCAGTTCCTCCGCTTCTTCTGCTGGCAGTACAACGTTGCTACCCGGTCCGTATGTTTCGCGCCACTGCTTGATTGTCAGCAGTCGCTCTTTGGTTATAGTGGTCATTTGTTAATCCTCAAAACTTTATGCCCGGGCGCAAAAGCACGCGTTTTGTCTTTGCTTATTCGCCAGCCATCCTTGCGCGCCTCTTTTGCACAGCCAGCCCATGACGTACCGATATATTCACCGAAGTCTGGCGTTTGATATTTACCATTTGTACACTGGCGACAATCACAGTAGAGATGCATGGTGTAACTTGCGGCAATAGCCATATCACTCTCCTTTGATGCGAATACCAGCAGCGCGCTCGGCTTCACTTTGTTCCCAAAACCACTTGTGAAGCGCCATAAGCTTTTCGTCAATCGGTGCATATTTGCGATTAAAGTAGGCCTGAGCATCTTTCTCAGATTCGTCCGGTAATTCGCCAGGGCCAAACAGTGTGTTATAAATCCATGCTAGTCCGCTCTTAGCGTCGCCAGTTGCCTGCCATTCGATAATGGCAGCCTGCATGACCAGAATGTTTTTCCCGATTAATAGGTCCAGTTCTTTGTACCGGTTGCGGATGTATGCATTCTCGCTTTGTAATTTTGCGTTGCGCTTTTCTGAGGCTTCAAGTAACGCCTGCTTATCGCGTAGCGCTTCTTCCAGTTCAGCAACATGGCATTCACTATCAATAAGGTTGTTCTCTGCTGCTTCAAGCTCAACACGCAGCTTCCCAACCGTAAGCGCAATCTCCTCGTTCTCCTGGTCGCGGCGTTTGATGTATTGCTGGTTTCTTTCCCGTTCATCCAGCAGGGCCAGCGCAACATTTGGATTAAAAGCAGCAATAAATTCAGCGTTTGCATAAGCCTGAACATCTGTTTCAACTAGGCAGTTAACATGACATTCCGCAATCACACCACCGGGTTCTCCTTTCCATTTTTGGCAAACAAAAACTCCTGTTAAATTGCCGTGCTGGTTAACAGATGTATGCCCTACGATGTAGCTTCCTTTAGTTGCTTTCTCTGCCTTTTCACGCAGTGCCTGATAATCAATCTTGCTCACTGGTTGCCTCCTTTGCGCAACATCGCATTCAGATATTTGTTGTCATTAACAGAACCGAAACTATTTCCCTTAAGCAATTCCTCTCTCGATGGCATTGGCTTTACGCGTTGGCGAATAATCATTTCTGCTGGAAGAATGCCGGGATTGTATGCAAGTCCTCTCATGGTAAATTCCTCTTTGTTAATTTATTCGTATGCCTTCTCTTTCTTCATCGAGTTTTTTTAGCTTGTATCGCATAGCTCTTACTGAATAAATTGAGCGGCAGGTTGCAATTGCTATTTCTTCTGCGGAGAACTTACCGAAAAGTGATACTTCGGCTCTTGTCCAGCGTCTTCCACGAAGTCGGCTAACAATGTCAGCGCCAATCCTTGTTGCTTTCGCCATTACTGCTTTCTCAGTCCTTTCCAGTTTTTCAGCGATAACTTCAACTGGCATTGTTGCCGCTACTTCGCGCAAGAAATCTACTTCCCATTTCTCCCAAGGAGTCTTTTTCATAGGCGATACCGTTATTTGATAAGAAGTGAAGGTTTCCCAACCTTGAGTTGAGCGCCTGGGATATTTATTCCTGCTTTTAGTTGGTGCTTGATTGCCAACTTGTCGGCTTTAATTGTCGTTTCAAACTCAACGTATTCAGGAGGAAGGGCGCTTGAGTCGATGATTTCTACAGTTTCTGACGGTTTGCGGATTGTTACCTGGTGAATACCTGCTCGAATCTTTTTCTTGCCAACCATTTCAAGCGATGACGCTATATATGATTTGATGCTGTCAATCTTATTTTGAATTACTGCGGCTCGCTCATTCAGCGACTTTGCCTCTTCCTTGAGGCGTTCAGCATAACCAGATTCATTTTTAATAATGGCGAGAAGTTGCTCTATTTTATCGGTAAATTCTCCTTCCATGCCTTCTATTGTGTCAGCAATCATCTCTGGATCTAAATCTGAATCCATCAATTTTGCGTATTCATTGGCTATTTCATATAGTTTGCTCACTGGCAACCTCCAGTTTCGCTTTGCATTCTATGTAAATGGCTTGTACGTTCTGCTGTAATTTCATTCCAGATGTTAGGCGATATGCTTCTGCAAAATATCGCTTCAAATCATCCATGTTTTCTGCCTGAGCCATTTCATCGCAAAGAAGTTGTACTTTATCCATTATTTCCTGCTGGCGTTTCCGTTCATCTTCGCGGATATCTTCCTCTGATTTGTGCGGCATAACTGGTTCAGTCCACACACCTTCTTCTTCGTTTAGTACGTGAATAGCACTATCAAGACGTGATGCCTTAGGCCAATACTTGCTTGCACGCTTTACGACCGTCTTTCGCGCCATCTCATTCCAGTGATTTACCCATGGTCCTTTATCGCTGAATGCTGCCTTGCTTGTTTTCCTTACAGCCTCAATTTCAGCCAGACTCATCTCTTCCGTTAGATAATCACCTGCTGGCGTCTTAACTGTGCAGTAAACGCCAACGATATCACCACGATCACCGAAGGCGTTGTATTTATGGGTTGGTGCTTTATCAAGCCCGTTTGACTCATAGGTATCGTTAGCATGAACAAGTTTTGCCTGACCCCATGAGATAACACCAGACTCCATTGCAATATGGAGCAATCCCATATAACTGATATCAAGGCAAACCATGCCGTCGCGCGGAACCAGATAAGCCAGTTTGCTGGCCGGGTTTAAGGTGATGCCGATCGCCGCAACATTGATGATGGCGTTCTGTGCGCTGGTTGGATTTGCCAGTGCCGTTTTAGCCAGGTAATCGTTTTTCTGGAAATACTGAATTGCAAACTGGCTTTCCTTAGCCCATGTCACCGTCTGTTCAGTCAATGCTCCGCAGAATAACTGCTCTTGCTGTTTAACGAATTCAACGATATTGCTCATGCAGCTTCTCCAAAAATGTGTCTGCGTTTGAATATTGCGAAGGCATATTCAGCCTTAACTCTTTCGGTTATTGCATCCCAGAACCATTCAGCGGCTTTTTCCTGATAGTTACAATCATCATCTTCCAGCCAGTCGATAGCATCCTTAGTATGTTCATCTGGTTTATATGAGCGAAGCATTTCGCTTATTGGGTCGCAACGTTTGCAGAGGCGATCAACTTCACTGTTGATTCGTTCGTAATCTTCATCAGTAAAACTTGCGATAATTTGCGATATTTCACGCTTATCATTCAGAGTCAGAATCATCATCTTTCTCCTGTTCTTTGTGCTGATTGAGCATTTTGTTCATCTGACGAATGAATTCTTCGTCTGACCAGTTATCTGTAAAACTCATTTCCTGCGATACCACGGAAGGTTGATAGCTGATTTCATCGCTTTATTTGCTTCAAGCCACATTTTTGAATCACCAATAAATCTGGCTATTACTGCTTTGTTTTGTGCAGCACGAAGCATCTGGTGATTGATGGCTATTTCATTGCGCATAACGCCTCCAGTTGTTTCTTTGCTGCTCTGATTAATTGTTTAACTCGGCGTGATAATTCAGATTCGTGCGGGTAGAAAGCGGACATGACGCCGCTACCCGCGAGCTGAAAGTGCATCATGGGTAACTCCTTATATTTGATTGCATAACGAAAACGCCTCAAGTGAAGCATTATTGGTATGCGGTAAAGCCGCGCTTGGCGGCTTATTTGAAGACTTCTATGAAATCAAGAACTGATGATATTTCGTGGTTGAATGATTTTCTTTTATATCTTTCTATCGCAGAATCTACCTGGTGTTTATAGTCATCGTCGTTTGAGTATTTAACGAAGCATTCTATTGTCTCAGGCGTTACAGCCATAAGGCTCCACCAACCTTCATCAGATTGATATTCAAATCCCATGCTTTCAAGCCATCCAGCATATTTCCCTCCAGCATCTTGCCAGTGAGTCTTTTCTGCAAGAAAACTGTTAACCGTCATATGTGCATCAAGGCATTTATCCAACTGTTTACCATTAAGCAGCCATGCGCTGACAGTTGCACTAGACTGGCCCCATGAATCTCCAGACAACCAATATCACTTAAATAAGTGATAGTCTTAATACTAGTTTTTAGACTAGTCATTGGAGAGCAGATGATTGATGTCTTAGGACCGGAGAAACGCAGACG